TCAGTCGACGGGCCGCCACAGCTTCATGCGCTCTTTGATCGCCGCCCGGGACTGGAAGAACCGCTCCAACCTGAGCGGGTCGGCGGCGAACAGCTCCCAGGCCGCCCGGAAGTCGGCCATGGCCTGGTCGCGGCTGTCCGTCTCCCCGTGGGTCGGGAACGGGACCGGCTCGAACACGTCGATCCCCCATGACCAGAACCGCCTCTGCTGCGCGCCCTGTTGCAGGCCGATGGAGCCGACCTCCACGGTGCCGGACACGACGCGGAACGCCTGTCCAGGCTCGACGGCCGGGTGGCGGACCTGACGCAGGGTTAGGCCGGCGGGCTTGTCCGACACGGGCGCTCCTCATTTGATCCCCCCGCCTTTAACGGCCTCTTCCAGGCGCCCGCAAGCGATCTCGAAATAGGTCGGGTCGACCTCGATCCCGACATAGGGAATCCCGCGCTGGACGCAGGCGACGCCGACTGTGCCGGAGCCCATGAACGGGTCGAGGATCGGTCCCTCCAGCACGCTCATCAGCCCGAGCATCAGGTCGACCGGTTTGCCGGCGACGTGGTGTTTGATCTTCGGCACCGACATCCGGAAGACGCCCGGCGCAACCGGACCGACCGCCGGTCGGGCCCCGTTGCTCCCCCACAGGGCATATTCGGCCTGCACCCTGTAGCGGCCTTTCTGAGGGCGTGAGCCCTACGTCTTGTCCCAGGGCACAATCCCCCGCCAGACCCAGCCGGCGCACTGCAGCGCGTCGCTGGTGACCGGGAGCTGCCTCCAATCGGAGAAGCACACCAGCATCGCCCCTGGCCGCGTGAGCGCCCGTGCCCGGCCCATCCAGAGAGTCGACCAGGCGAGGAAGGACCGCTGGTCGCGCGTGTCGCCCTGAAACTCGGGATAAGGCGGATGATCGGGGCTGAGGTACTTGGCCGAGGTCGCGGCGGCGCGGTCCCTGACGTTGCCGCCGCTCGAATAAGGCGGGTCGGTCAGGATGTCCCCGACCGGTTCGAGGGCCGGGAGGATTTCGAGCGAGTCCCCGAGATAAACGGTTGCCGGGCCGATCCGGCGGCGCTTGACGTACATTCGGCCTCTCCTGAGGTCGGACGCTCGTGGCGCTCGGTTGAGGGCTCTGTCGGCCTCAGGATGTTGATGGCGCCGCAGCGCCGGCATTTGATCTCGACGGGCCCGGCGATCGCTCGGCCGGCCGCGCGAAACAGCAGCGCGCGGCATCGCGCGCAGCGGTAGTCCTCCATCTTCCGTTAATCCGAATCGGACCACCTCGCGCCTGCTCGCCAGAGCTGGGGCGGGGTGGCGGCCATTCGTGTGCGTCGCTCCGCGGGACAGGTCGCCAAACTCGACCCGCGGCCGGGTAATTCCGGACCCCGTCACCCCTTCGTTCGAGCCGAAGCTCACGTGAAGTTCCAGAAGCCCTGCGCCCCAGCAGCCGGGATCGGCTCCGGGAAGGCCTGCACGCCGGTCAGGGGCCAAGCGTACATGTGCTCGTCGATCCGGGTGCTGTCGGCCACGGTGTCGACGAACAGGTCGATGCAGCGGCGCGGCTCGCCCAGCACGGCGGTGCCCAGGGCGACCGCGAGCGGCGCTGGTCCGTTCTCCTTGCGCTTTCGCGCCTTCAGCACCTCTTGGATGAAGGGCCGAGCGATCGAAGCATCGAGCGCGCTTTCGCCATCGTCGATCCGGTCGAGGATGTCGACCAGTTCGGCCGGGCGCACCGGCCGCGCGCCGGCATGGACGACGATCCGCTGCCCGATCAGCTTCGCCAGATGCGGGCGATCCGCGAAGTTCCAACGCCGAAACTCGTGGGGCTTAGCCCCGATCATCACCAGCGAAGCCCAGGGCTGCCAGATCGTCAGGGCCTTCATCCCGGCCGGAAGATCGAGCGCGGCGCGGCCCGCCTCGGCGGCCTCGACCACGCGCACGGCTTCCCGGTGGTTGTCGCTCAGCCGGCCCGTGGTGCGGTAGGACTCGTAAACCGCCGCCTGCAGCGGTTTCGGCACCATGCGCCAATGGCGGGCGCACATGAAGACCTCAGTCGGGACGGCGGCCGAGCAGCCGGCAATCGGGCAGCAGTGGGTCATGGATTCCCTCCGACAGCCTCACACCCGACCCGGCCCACGCCGCGACCTGCCAACCCAATCGCCCGAGCAGCGCCCTCGGACAGATCGAGGACGCGGCCTCGGATGAACGGGCCGCGGTCGTTGATCGTCACCACCACGCTCCGATCGCCATAGGTGACGCGCAGCTTGGTGCCGAACGGCATGCAACGGTGGGCGGCCGTCATGGCGTGGCGATTGAAGCGCTGGCCGGAGGCGGTGCGGGAGCCGGATTCGCTGCCGTAGAACGACGCGAGCCCGGTGCAGCGGCGATCACAAGCCGCGGCCGGCGCGGGTGTGATCAGCAGCCAGCCAGCCACAACCAGCAGCACCGCGGCGACGCCACGCGCCGCCTCGATCGCACGATCGAGGGCCGCCAAGACATCATCTTTCGTCCGCCCTCGCGCATCGTTCCAAGCGGTCAGCTCACGGCTGTTTCGAACTCCAGCCGCGTCGCAAAGCAGCCCGATCGCAAGCTTCGTTGCACGGGCCGTGCCTTGCACCTGTTGCACCATGGCGTTGTAGACGCAGTAGTAACCGAGCCGTTGCTCGCCACCGCGTTCGCCACCGAATGCGCCGGGCTGGTCCCAGCCTTCTTCGATCAACATCTCCTTCGTCTTCAGGAGCACCTCGGCAGGAGTTCCGACAATCTCTCTCAAGCTGTCATAACTCATCCCTCGCCCCCCTTGCCCTCGGCGGGCGCCTTCACCGTGATGGTCGACAGCACCGGCTGGCCCTTGGCCCAGGTCGTCGCGATCGACTCGGAGACCCACTCGCCGTCGACGCCGTCGCCGAAGCCGCTGGCGATCACTTTTGCGCCGGCCGACCAGGCCGGGTTGTAGGGCCACATGAAGTGGCCGCCGCCGGTCAGCATGTTGAGCTTGGCGCTGTGTGCCTCTGCGGCGCGCTTGGCCTCGTCTTCGCTCGCGCGCGGGTGCAGCAGCGTGTGGGTCGGTCCCTTTGAGCCGGTGGAATAGCGGATCGACTTGCGCTTGCCCGTTTTGGGGTCGTGCCAGCTCGCCTCGATCTTGCCGTGGCGCGGGCGCGGCTCGCCCTTGATCCGCCAGCCGGAGCAGCCTGTCCGGGTGATCAGGATCGGCGGCAGCTCGCCGCCGTCCGCGCCCTTGCCGGAACCGCGCTTCGTCACCGCCAGCTTCTGGCCGCCGGGCTTCGCCGTGCCGCCGGCCTCGGCCGCGATGCGATTAGCAAAGTCGATCGGGCTCGCCTCCCAGCGCAGCGCGTAGGGCAGCTTCACCTTGGCCAGTTCGGGGTCGATCGCCAGCGACAGCCCGGCCGCCTTGGCGGTGTCTTCCAGGATCTGGCCGAGCGTGGAATCGTGCCAGTGCTTCAGGCCGCCGGCCTTGAACTCCCCCGCCATGGTGGCGGCGCGGGCCGTGATCTTGATCGTCTCCGGCCCTTGCTCGCAGCCCGTTTCCCAGCCGTTGACCTTGAAGGCGCCGATCATCGGCACCCCGGTCTCGCGCCAGCCGGCGAACACGATCAGCAGATCGTCCTCCTGCGGAATCGGGATTTGCCGCCAATTGTCGTCGAGCTCGATCTCGAACTCGTCGTCGGTTTCGCCAGCATTGTCGGTGAAGGTCGCGCTGACGAAATACGGCAGCATCCCGACCATCAGGTCGGTGTCGCCCTGCATGATCTTCAGGACGGGCGTCACGACTCGCCCCAGATGCGCTTGACCACCGGCCGCTTGGGCCCACCCGTGGGCCGCGGCGGCAGCTTGATCACGGTGCCGAGCGGCAGCGTCCAGCCCAGCGCGGCCAGTCCGGGATTGAGCTCCAGCACGCTCTCCACGGTGCCGCCGCGCTCGGTGCCGAGCTCCTTTCTGCAGATTCGGTCCAGTCGCTCGCCGTCGCGTCGAACCGTGTAGAGGCGATCGAAAGCGGTCATGAATACCCCTTCAGCTCGATCGTGAAGGCGATCTTCTTGCCGCCGTAGCTTTCGAGATCGGAGATGCTCTCGATCGTCACTTGTCCGAGAAAAAAGCCGACGAAGCCGCGCCCCATCCGCAGCAGCGGAAGCGGCCGGCCGAGGCCCTGGCTCGCCTTCAGCGCCTCGTAGTCCGGCAGCCCGCCGAGCTGGTCCGGGAACAGCACGCCACGGATCGACATCTCGGGCCGGGAAAAACCGTGCATCTGCGCGCCGTCGACCATGCCGAACCGCGGCACGTCGACCCAGTTGGCCTCGGTCGTCGTCTCGATCTCCTGCCCGTTGAGGCCGACCGCCTGAAACAGATGCTGGCCGATGATCATCAGTGCAGCCATCATCCCACCGTGTCGTGCAGCGCAGAGGAGGAGTTGCCGAGCTTGGCCAGCTCCCGCGCGAACTGCCGGGCGTTGCTCACCCCGTGCAAATTGAGACTGCCGATGTGCACCGATGAGCCGAGGCTCGCCCGCTTGCCGCTGGGGGCGGCCGGCGCGGGCGCCGGCGCCGCAGACCCGCCGGAGGGTGCGCCGCCGCCGAGCCGCGGCGAGATCTGCGGCGACACCGTGAAGTTGAAGATCGCGCGAAGCTGGTCGGCGATCGAGCGCGCCTCTGAAACGGCCTTGGCACCCTCGGTGGTGATCGTACGGGTGATGCGCTGCATCGTGGCTTCGGCCACGCTCGCGGCCAGCGGCGGCAACGGAGAATAGTTCTTCGGCAGCACCGGAGAATAGTCGGTCCGTTGCGGACTTGCGGCGCCGTACTCCGTCTGTGAAGCCCGCACTTCGCGTGCGTGCTGGGCTAGCGCCGCCGCGTGCGCAGCGCTCTGAAACCGCCCCGGAAAAGCAGACTTCGGCGGAGGCTTTCCAGCCAGCGCCTCCCGCGTTGCTTTGGCATGGGCGGCGGCCTGGAAGCGGCCGGGATAAGCCGATCTCGGGCCGGCCGGCTGATCGACACGCGGCGTTTCCGGCGAGGCCTTACTGCCGTCGCCACGCTTGGCCAACCATCCTTCGAAGGTCGAAAGCAGCGATTCCGTTGCGGCGTTAAACCCCTTCGAGGCTCCTGTCGCACGGTCGATTTGGTTGGCCGCCTCGGAAGCCGCAGCCTTGATCCGATCCCAATGGTTGGCGACCGTCGAAAGCTGAATATCAAGGCCCTGTTGCAGCGATCCCTGCCAGTGCTTCGGATCGCGGATAAAGTCGAGTTGCTTCCGGATCTCGGCTACGCCCTGTGCGGCGCGGGCCGTCTCGTCCTGCCAGCCAGATCCGAAAATGGTCGACAGGATCTCGACCTTCTTGGTCTGCTCCAGCTTGTTGATGGTGTCGAACACTTTTAGAATCGTGCCGACAGCATCGTCCTTCATTCCCCTGGCGATATCCTTCGGGGCCAGCCCGATGCTCTTCCATGCCTCCTTGACCTTGGAGCCTTCGGAATTAGCCCGCGCCAATTTCGACGTGTATTCGTTGAACCAGCGGGATGCCACATCAGAGGGCATGCCGGTGGAGCGAACCGCCGTCAGGATCGCGAGGGTGTCGTCATATTGGACGCCAGCGTTCTTGGCCGCAGCACCGGAACGATGAAACATCTCGACGATGTCACGTTCTTTCGCAGCCGAGTTATCGCCAAGGGCGTTCACCTTGTTGCCAAGGTCATCCATCTGCGGCAGCGTCATGCTGGTGCCGGCTCTGATCTCGGCCAGCATCTGTGCAGTCTCTCGCGCAGTGGTATCCCAGCCGACCGAGGCGCGTGTTGTCAGTTCGATGAAGCGGAGCAGATCCTCCTTTGGGATGCCGGCCGCACCGGCTTCAGCCGTCTGTTCGAACACCTCGGCGACCGAAAGGCCATACTTGCGCGCCAACGTTCGGAGTTTCGGCTCCATGGCCGCCAGCTCTGCCTGTGTAGCATCGACCTTCTTGCGGACCTCGGCCCACGCCTTGTCCTGTTCGACAACGGTGCGAACGCCGCTCGCAGCGGTTCGGACGCCGAGATAGATCCCGCCTACCGCCCCCATCACGCGGGCACCGCCGGCGATCAAGGTAGCGCCTGCGCCGCCGCCGCTGGCGGTGGAGCGCTTCGCTGGCCCGCCATGTCCATCGCCCACCGCATGCCCTTCGGCGCGTACCCGGCGCAAGCTGCGGGCGAGGCTGTCGGCGGCGGTGTTGGCGCGACGTAGCGAGTTCACCAGCCGCTCGGCGCGGGTGCCGTCGAGCTGCCGCAGCGCGTTGACGACCTGCCGCAGCGCCCGCTCGCTGCCGAGTGCTTCGGTCTTGCTCTTGCCGAGGCCGCGCGCCAGCCGGTCGGCCTTGGCCGGGTCCAGCTTCTTGGCGCCGGCGGCGGCCTTCTCCAGGGCGGCGCCGGTCTGTTTGGCCTCGGTCTTGGCCTTGGTCAGATCGGCCGCGAGCTTGCCGGCCTTGGCGCCGTCGAGCTTCTTGGCGGCGGCGCCGATGCCTTCCAGCTCTTTCTTGGCGTCCTTGGCCGGGCCGCCGAGCTGATTGACCAGGCGCAGGCGGAGCGCGACGTCGAGATTGCTCATAGCCGCTCCCTCAGCACGCCCCAGGTCTCGCGGTCGATGTCATCGGCTTCGCACCACCACAGCAGCAGCTCGTCCCAACTCATCGCCATCACGGCCGGCAGCGGCGTCGACAGCACGGCGGCGACGCGCGCGACGTAGCCGCGCCAATGCGTCAGCCCGACGCTAAGCCGAACGCCTCGCGGAGAGAGCGGGGCAAAAAATCGGCACCTTCGGCGATCATGCGCTCGCCGTCATCGGCATCCATGCCGCGCAGCACGGGCGCCGGCAGGCCGGTCATCTCGGCGAAGATTTCGTACAGGTCGCTGTGCCGACCCTCGCGTACCAGCCGGTCGACATGCGACATCGTCAGACGGTTGATCACCACGACGTCGCGCTGCACGCCGTTGTCCATGAACGGAAACGACAGCGTCACCCGCTTGTGGCGCTCGCCGGCGAACTGCAGCAAGGCAGCGACCGGCTCCGCCACCGACGGCGCCTCGGCCGCCGCAGCCGGCGCCTCGGCCGCACCTTCCGCCTTCGCGCCAGCCCGGCGCTTGTAGTCAGGCGAGCCGGGCGGCGGCAGAACGGGCTTCAGCGCCGGCTCGGCATCGATCGGCGGCGGCAGTTCATCGGCCATGGAAAGCTCCTTTAAAGCCCCTTGAAAACCTGGTGCCGGTACCTCTCCCGGCTGTCACGCCCACGGTGTCGCGCTATTGCCTGCGGTCGGAATTGCCGCTCACGCTGGGACAGGACGTTTGCCCGCTGCCTCCGAAACAAGTCGCTCGTCTCTCCGAGCCGTCACGTCCGTATCTCAGACGTTGCAGCCTCTGACCGCCCAGGGCAGGCCTACTCCGGGGCTCCACGGCGGCTTTGCATGTGTGTCCGACCGCCGCTTCGTCACCCCGTTTCGCTCGGGATTCCTCAGCCCGAAATCCGCAAAATGCGGTTATCGACATCCGACCCGAGATCGGCGCCGTAGCCCTGCCAGCGGTTGGTGAAGAACGAGAAGCTGGCGACGATGCCGTACCCCTCGATCACGTCCTCGTAGTCCGTGATCGAATGGATCTGGTAGCCGTAGCCCATGATGCCGCGGCCCTTCATCTCTTCCGGGTCGGCCTCCGACATCAGGCCGCGCATGGTGATGATGCGCTCGCGCTTGGTGCCGTCCTTCTCGTCCTGCAGCAACTCGTAGATCGTGTAGAGCTTGCGCTGCGAAAGCGACATCCCGAACTGGCCGAGCACCGCAGGCTGCGCGCCCTTGTGGTTGAACTGCAGCGTCAGCGGCTCGATCGCGCCGATCGGCACGTTCAGCGTCATGACGCCGCCGCCCGGCAGATGCTCTTCGGTCTTCACCTTCGGCTGCGGCAGCTTGTAGCTGCCGAGCGACAGGAAGGTGTTGACCCCTTCGGCGTACAGGTTTCCTGCCTTGCGGACGAATTCCATAGCGAGCGCTCCTTAGGCGGCGATCGGGATGAGGTTGCCGAGCGCCTGCTGGATGTCGGCGGCGAGCACGTCGAAGGCGGGCAGATAGGGCCGCATGCCGATCTGGATGTCCGAAATGATCGGGGTGTTCTCGTGCGGCAGCTCGATCCGCAGGATGCCCTGGCGCATGTTGGCGTTCGGGTTCAGCGTCCGATCGAAATAGCGCGTGTAGCCGACCACGACGCCGAGCGCGACGAGCTCGTCGAGGAAGTACTCGATCGTCTTGACGATCATCAGGGCGTTGTGCGCCGTGAAGTTCTCGCCGCGCCACTTCCGCAGCGCTCGCGGCAGCGACGCCCGGATTGCGTTTTCGGTCCGAACCTTGTTGATGAAGCGCCAGTTGCTGTCGTTCGACAGCGTCTCGGAGCCGAACAGCTGCTTGCCTTCGATGAAGGTGTTGACGCCGGCGCGGATCAGGAAGTTGGCCTCGTGATCCATCTCGCCGTCGTAGTAGCTGACCGGCCGGGCGGTGCCGACGATCGCCGACGACGTCTGGTTCTCCGGCGACCAATACGGCCCGCCGCGCTCTCGGTCGCGCTTGGCGAAAAGCGCCGCGACGGTGGTGGATGCCGGCCGGGTCAGGATGGTGTCGTCGGCATCGTCCAGCACGGCGAAGCGCCGCAGCGCCGGGTCGATCGGATACAGATAGCGACCGTTGTCGCGCCGCAGCCGCTCGGCCCATGCCGCAGCCTCGGTGCGGCCGAGATTCGGGCCGTCGCAGATGCCGATGCCGAGCACGCGCTTGGCGACCGCCGACATCGCCAGCGCCACCGGATTGGCGACCGGGCCGACCGCGACCGTGCCGGCCGCACCGGTGCCGTCGCCGGTGATCGCCAGCGTGCAGGTGTTCGGAATGTCGAAGCCGGCGTTCTCAATTTCGACGCCGGTCACCTTGCCGCCGACAATCACGCACTTGCCGGTAGGCGTCACCAGCGCGCCGGCGGCGGTGAAGGTCGCGGTGGCCTGGGTGTAGCCGGTGCCCTGGTTGGTCATGGTGACCAGCGTCGCGCCGATCGGGCTGTCGTTGCAGTAGCCCGGCGCGATGATCAGGCCGGGGCGCACGCTGGTCTCGGCGCGCGCGTCCACTAGACCCCACAGGCCGGTGCGATCGGACGGATCGCCGATGATCGCGCCGAGCTGCTCGTTGCGGGTGGCTTCCTTGGGCACCCGCCGAATGATCATGCTGGGATTGATGCCCTCGGCCAGGATGTCGTCGATCGCCATCGACAGCTCGCCGGCATCGCCGAGCGTGGCGATCTTATCGGCCTCGTCGCCGAACAGATGCACGTTGGTGTTGAGCGGGAAGATCGACGGGTTCGCTTCGTCGGCCGGCGCCACGATGGCGATCGTCGAGAAGTCCGGCACCTGGACTGTGCGGGCGTCTTCGCCCGCGTCGATGAAGCGGACGCCGTGGTTGATAGTGAGTGCAGCCATGGAAGCCCCCTTGACCGATAGCAGGATCGGCGCTCACCCTAGGGGGCTGATGTGGACCAGGGCCCGCTGACGGCTGTCAGCGGGCCCTAGGCTCGCAAGCGGGCTTCGCCCGCGGCAGCGCCAGAAGATTGGCAGCCTATTCGATCGCGACGCATCAAAGAGCAGCGAACGCGGCGTCGATCTCGGCGGCCGTAGTGATGTCACCTGCGGCGATGGCGGCGACCACCTCAGCTTCTCGCGCGAAGCAGCGCTGGACGTGCGCGGCGACGCTCATCGCCACAGCCGTCAGCCCTGTCAGGTCGAGGTCGACGAATACGCCGCTCGGCGTCTTCCACCGCACCGACGCGGTGCCCGCCTGCTGCTGCAGATACGCCAGCGCGCTTGCCATCATGGCCTGCGACTGTCGGTCGGTGGCGACCGCCATGTCATTCACCGTCGTTCCGGAGGTCTCGACATCGAAGCGAACGGCAGCAGCATAGGCCAACAGCGCCTCGTGCCGTATGTCGTCCGCGGATCTGACGGACCATACGCCCTCCGCGCGAACGAGCGGCGCTTCCCAAGCGCACGTCAGCGGCTGTCGGTCAGCGGCGGCCGTCACATGACGGACACCGGCAGCGTCGATATGCCACTCCCGCATGCCGAGAGCCGCGGCATCGACCACCTCGCCGCCGAGCAGGCGCAGCCGCTCCAGCGGCACCTCGAGCAGCGCGGGCGGACACGGCACCCCCCAGTTGAGCCCCGCGGCAACGCCGCGCGCCACATCCCCCTCGAAATCGATCGTTCTCATGTCTTCCTCACGCAATCATCAGAACGCGATAGCCGATCGCGGCCTCTCGCATATCAAAGGTCAATGACGCCGACCACCCGTACCGAGTAACGGTCGAAGATATCACCCTGTCATAGTCTGCCCCGCCGAGACCAAGTGCGCTCCCCTGGGCTTCGTTCGACCACTCCTCGACATAGCCGAACATCACCTTCGGGGTGCGGCTCCACCAAATGGTGAAACTGTCGGACGCGTTGTAGGTCGCAGTTGCCCCGACCTGAACCCAACTTGCTTGAGCGATGGACCGTGAGGCTTCGGCCTGCAAGCGATCCTTGTTGACGAGCGACGTGACCGTCGAGACGTTCGAGGAGTTCGTCACGACACGCGCGATCAGCATTCGATCGAAGGTGGTATCGTACGATGCGTCCGTCTCGACCGGGCTTGCTCCGGTTCGGTCGATCAGCGAGATCCGCCCATGCGGATACGTCGACGATGGGATGGCTTGCCCTGTCCCCGCCGCATCCCACACCAGATGATAAGTCTTCGACGAGACGGTCGCGAAAGTACGCGACTCGACCGAAAATTCATCGGTCGAGATCAGCGAAAGCCCTCGCCAAATCCAACTCTGCCCGGCGGTCACAACGATTTGGCCAGCGCCTGCGGTCACCGCCAGAATTCCCGAGCTGCCTGTCACGTCGGGATACATCGGAACGATCGGCGCAGCAAAGAGGCCAGGCGACACGATCGTCATCAGCCGATATGCGACACCGTCGTACACGACCTCTCCTTCGGCCGCCCTCAGATCTCCTCGTCTGAGTGCCGTGCCGTCCGGCCACGTCACCGCCGCCGCCGCCAGCTCGCCAACCTGCAGCGTCACCGGTCCGGTGTTGGCGCCCGGGAAGATGCCGCGGATCGGCATGCCGACGAGGAGCGCCAACGACGTCGGCGCGGGATCGATCGTGCAGGTCAGCGCGTCGGCCGTGCCGCCGAAATTGCCGACCCAGTTGAGGCGCTGTGAGCGCACCGCTTTGGCGAGCTGCTCCTGGTCGGATGGAGCGAAGCTCAGCCCGGAGCGCGTGATCGCGGCCTTGACCTGACCGCGCTCGACGTAGGAGCCAGCGATACGGACATGCACGCTGCCGTCCGGCAAGCCGACGCCGTGGCCATCCGGCGGCGCCATCAACGCCCATCCGGCGATGGTGTACTCCGCCAGCTTGCCGGCGTGGCCGGTCCAAGAGCCGGTCGGGGCCGGCCCGATCACATAGGCGTCGCCGACCGCCGGCGAGGCCGGCGGATCGTTCTGATGCAGCGCGTTGATCGGGATCCACGGCAGCCGCGTCAGCCGCTGCAGCGCGACCTGGATCGACGGGTCGACCACGATTACCACGGTGGCGATGTTCGAAAACGCCACTTCGAGCCGCACCGTGCCTTCGACGGTCTGGCCCGAGGACGGCACCGGCTTATTGATCGGCGGGTCGTAATGCGCGATGGCGATCATGTCGCCATCGGCGTCGTAGAGGCCGGCTTCACGGATCGTATAAGGCCCGTCCGCCGCCGCCAGATAACAATCGAAATAGGCGACGTTGTCGGCGCCCGCCACGGTCCCGTGGCCCGAGATCGTCTTGCGGGCGACCTCGTGATACAGCGCTGTCTCGCCGCCGCTCGGCACCGTAGCGCCGTCGCCGATCGCGATATGGGTGATCTCGATCGTGGTGGCGTTGGCCAGCGCCGCGGCTTCCTTGGCGCGGCCGAGATTCGTGAGAAGCGCGAACGAGGTCTGCGGCATGGTGTCAGGCTGCCTTGCGATGAGCGGTGGCGGACATGATGGAGGCTGCGGTGGCGGCAACGACGCTGGTCGCGCGCAGCACCGGCGGTGTGAGCAGATACGGATGCGCGGTGGCGATGATCTGGGTGCGGCCGAAGGCGGCGACGCCGAGCGTGGCGCGTGCCGGCATGATGGCCCGCACCGTCAGAACCCGGCTCTTCGGCTTGGCGGCCGACGCGGCTGCGATCACATAGGCCTGAGTCGTAGGATCGAACGCGGGCCCGCCGCTGCGATACAGGATATCGATCCGGAAGGTGCCGCGCCGGGAATCATCCTGCCACCATTCGACGATCGTCGCGTCGAGCGCGAAGGCGGCGAGCGCCTTCCGCACCGCGCCGATCGTGCCTTTCTTGCGGTGTACATCCGGCGAGGCGGCGATCACCGCACGCTTGGTCGCTTCGGGCCAGGCGTCCGACCAGACGTCGACGGAGACGCCCTGCGCGAGCCAGGGCAGCAGCGCCGCCGGGCAGCTCCAGGGATTCCAGATGCGGGCGATCACGGTCGGGTCGATCGCCGCGAGCCGCGCCAGCTCGGCCGTGAACACGGCCCGCGCAAGCTTGGTGGTGATGCCGCCGCGCTCGGCGATGGCGTCGGCGAGCGGCGCGATCGCCGCGACGGCTTCACTCGGCGTCATCCCAGGTCCCCCTGGCTTGCACGACGGTCACGGTGATGGTGCCGACTTCGGCCGCGCCCTTCGGGCCCGGCAGGATGTCGGCGGCAGGCTGCAGGATCTCGACGACGACGCCGTTGTCGATCGCAGCCCGCCCGCCGATCACCTCGCGCTGGATCGCGAAGCCGATCCGCCGGCGCGCCGCCGCGTAGGCCGCCAGCCGCTTCTCGGCCTCGGTCTTCAGCGCCGCCGCATCGGCGCCCGGCGCGTAGTACAGCTTCACGTCGAGGTCGTAGCTGGTGATGGTCGGCGCCTCGATCCGGACGTTATCGCCGAGCGGCCTGACGTCCTTCTCGGTGACGGCCGTGAACGCCCGGTCGAGCAGCGCCTGGTCGGCCGGTCCGTAGGCCAGCGACGGCAGCACGACCATCAGGATCTCCGGCGCCATCACCGGGTCGCCGTCGTCCCGGCCGGCGAACGGCGCGGCGCGCAGCCCCATCGAATAGGCGTCGGCGTGCAGCGTGGCGCTGTAGGTCGCGCCGTCCTCTTCCGAATAGGCGACGGCGTCGGCGATGTCGCGGACGCCATCCAGCTCCAGCGCGTGGAACACGTAGGCGCCTTCGGGCCCGGCGGTGGAAAAGGCTTCGAACGCCAGTTTGATTCGCTCGCGGAAGATGTCGTCGAGCTCGACCCACTTGCCGCGCCCGGCGTCCCATCGTGAGTTCGGCGGCTGATCGTCGGCGGCGTTGTCGTAGACGAGGCGGGAGATGCCCGCATAGGTGCCGCCGATATGGTCCAGGTCGCCGCCGAGCGACGTCACCAGCGACAGTGCACGGATCGACTCGTTGACGAGCTGCCGGTACAGCACCTCCTGGTATCCGCCGCCCTCCGAATAAGCGATCACCAGCGGATCGGTCTCCAGCTCGGTGACGTCGTAGTCGATGCCGTAGCGAGCGAGCGCAGCTTTCAGATAGCCGTCGCGGGAGAGCTTGATCGCCTCGAAGTCGACCGGCACCACGGCCGGCACGTCGCCGAGAGCTTCGAGATCGGGCGCGACGAAGCGGCTCATGACACGGCTCCGGAGCCGCGGGCGAGCGCCGTGACCGGGACGCGCATGTCGGCGTCTTCCCACACCGAATAGTCGCCGAGCCGCCCGAACGGGTAGTACTGGTAGGAGAGCTGAAACCCGATCGCGCCGGCCCGGCCGTCGAGATGCACCGGCCGGACGCTGCGAAAGCGTACCTCCGGCTCCTGCGAATGCACCGCCGCGACGATCTCCGCATAGGCGCGGAGGACGTTGACGGCGGTGAGGTTCTCGCCGCGCAGCGCCCGCAGGTCGGAGCCGAAGTCGAGCCGCATCACCCGCGTGTCGGTGCGGGTCGCCAGAATACAGCGCACCGACTGCTCGGCATGGGCGCGCCCGCGCACCACCGCGCCGGTCTCGGCGTCGAATCCGGTTCTGAGCTTGCGCTCGGCCACGGGCGATTACTTCCGCTTCTTGCCGGTTGCCGGCGCATCGGCGGAGGGCTCCGCATCGATCGCGGGTCCTTCGACCTCGGCGAGGCGCCGCTCGACCTCCGCGCCGATCGAGACCGTCGGCTCGACCTTCGGCGCGTCGTCGTTCACCGGCTCGATGCCGCCCCAGCCGACCTCGGCCGCGTATTCGCGTGCCGTCAGGCTGACGATCTCGCCCGCTTGGCGCATCCGGCCGCCGATCGGGCGCTTGGTGGTGACGCGGTAGTTCTTGGCGTCCATGTGGTTACTCCGCTTTCGCTTTGACCTTCTTGGCCGGCCCGGCCTCGGTGGTGACCTTGGGCGTCGCCTTCTGGTCTTTCTCCTCGACGCCGAGGTGCCAGAACTGCGAGCCCTTCGAGACGAGGAAGCCGTCGCCGCCTTCGGCCACCAGGTTGACGGCGTCGGCCTTCAGCTCGATCTCGTTGGAGCCGACCTTCAGGCCGATCAGCCCGTCCTTGATCACCAGTCTGGCGTTGCCGACTTCCAGCACGAGATCCTCGTCGCCTTGCGGCGCCGGATGATCGTCATCGAACGGTGCGCGGATCGCCTGCGAGCCGGTGCCGATCACGCCGGACGGCGACAGCATCGTGTAGCGCTGGCCTTCGGAGGGCTTGACCTTGATCTTCAGCGCACCGGACGACAGCGGCTGCACCGTCACCCAGGGCGATTCCACCGGCTTGTCGTCGGCATCGCGGCCGAGCTCCAGCCGCACCTGCCAGTCGTCGCCCTGCTTGCGGACGCCGCCCTTGATCACCTTGCCGTGCATCAGGACGCGCGCGACGCGCTGATCGACTTCGACGATCTGCTTTTCGAGGCCGCGCAGATAGCGCTTGAAGGCGACGACGTCGGGATCGATGATGCTCATACCGGCGCCCCGTCGCTGTCGTCGATCGGCTCGCCGTCGTAGCCTTCGAATTGCGGCGCGGCGATCACCGGAGGGTCGAGCGGGCTGGCGCCGAAGCCGTACAGCGTCTGCGACCAGCTCACCACGTAGTAGGCGGCGCCCTTGGCGAACACTTCGGAGGTGAACAGCGGCCGGGCCTCGATCTTGTCGGGCGAGCCGATGCCGCGCGCCAGGCCCCAGCGCTGCGCGTCGAGATCGCCGAGCACCTCCAGCACGCCCAGGCTCAATGCGTGCGCGATCTCCTGGCGGCGGAATGCCTTGCCGGCGATCGCCGCATCCTCGGTGACGATGAAGACCGCCGGCTCGATGTAGAGGTCCCATGATCCGTCGAGATCGCCGGCGAGCTTCCAGCGGGTCGCGGCGATCGCCAGCATCGGCGGCGTGAAGATGTCCTTTTCGATGATGTCGGCGACGTCGATCTTGCCGGGGTGCTGACGCACCGTGACGTCGGGAAACAGCGGCTTCAACGTGGCTTCGACGGCGTCGAGAAACAGCTTCAGGCCGGCGCCTTCCAGCCGCTGCGCGATGGTGGCGGGCGCGATCACTGGCCGCCTCCGAGCTGCCGCTCGACGAAGGCGGTGGCGAGCTTATCGATCTTGGCTTCGTCCTCGGCCGAGATGCCGACCACCGGCCGCGCCGGGATGGTGACGGACTTCTTGCTGACGCGCCGGCCGCCGACCACGAACGACAGAAACTTGGCGTTCTTGGCGGTGATCACCGCGCCGTCCTGATGGACGTGCGCGAACTCCCAGCTCAGGCCGGCTTCGACCTCGGTGGCCGATGCGGTCCAGGCGACCGAGCCGAGCATGTGCCGGCCGGTCTGCAGCAGGGTCGAGGTGCCGGCGACGTTCGGCGGCCACGGCGTGCCGTCCGGCGCCGTCTTGGTGGTGGTGATGCGCTCCTGCATCGAGAATTCCAGCCGCGCGCCGATGTCGCTCATCAGTTGCTCGGTGTCGGCATTCTCCAGCCCGGACAGGCGCGACAGCGCGCCGGTCAGGTCGGAGATGTCGATCTCGATGCGAACGCCGGCGTCCATCGCTCACCACCCCCGCAGGCGCTCGCGCGTCAGCACGCGATCGTTGGCGATGACGATGGCTTCGTTCGGCGACACCGCGCCGGGCGGCTCGGCCCCTGCGCTGCCGCTGCCGCCGCCGCCGGGCCCGTCGAAGGTGAGCGCGGCGGTGCCCTTGGCGATCGCCTGCAGCCGGGCGATCGCCACGTCGTAGCGCTCCTTGACGCGCTCGTTGGTGCGGCCGAACGACAGCGCCACCCGATAGAGCGCGATGTCGATGGTGTAGAGCCGCAGGATGCCGCGGCTGTCGTCGTCGATCCGCTCCAGCTCGTCGCGGGTGTAGCGCGCCGCCAGGATCGCCCGCACTTCGGCGGTGGCGTCGACCAGCGCCGCCTCGATCCGGCCGTCGTCCCGCAGCCGCGTGGTCTCGTCCGCCGCCAGCACGGTGGCCTCGGCCGGATAGCGCGCCAGAACGTCAGCAAGGGCGGCGAAGGTGGTCATCTGTTAGGCCGTGATGTGCTTGACGGCCCACATCACGGCCTCTTCGATCTTGGTCTTGGCGATCGACAGCTCGCGGCTCTGCCCGAGCCGGTCGAGATAGGCGATCAGCTCCGCGCCGTCGTCCTTCACCTTCAGCATCGCTGCTTTTTCTGCATCGTCGAGCACGCGATACTGGTGGCGCACCATGTTGTTGGCGGTGCGGGCATCGCTCTCGGAATTCACGGCAGTCATCGGATTTTCTCCTCGGGGCGATCGGACCGGAACGGCCGCAGCTCGGCGCCGGCCTGGTGCAGCTCGGCGCGGGTGATCGGCCGGCGCAGGCGGTCGATCAGCGCATCGAAGAATCCGAGCGCGAAGCTGAGGCACTCGCCTGCGGCCTGCGGATTGCTGAGATCGCGCTTGCCGAACCGATCGAACATTTCGGCCAAGCTCTCGCCTTCGCAGAACGCGCCTTTGCCGCACTGGTAGAAAGACTCGCTGAACTGAAACGGCGCCTCGGACATCTGCATCACCATCTCGCTTGAAGGGATGATGCCGGGGGCGCTTACGCCCCCGGCGAGGCGGACGGTGTCCGCAAGGGTGCGCGCGTGACGGCCTGCGCGCACCAAGCCGTTAGTCGCGCCAATCTTCCGCGACGGCGCCGACCGCGAAGAGCTGCGCGTGCTGCGCCTTGGTGAGCGAGATCTCGTCGCCGGCGGCGCAGAGCTCGCCGTCGTGCATCACCGCGCGGGTGATGACGTGATCCTGCTCGGCCTTCTTGGCGGCCTTCGCCGCCAACTTGTCGGCTTCCGCCTTGGCCTCGGCAGCCAGCCTGTCGGCCTCCGCCTTCGCCTCGGCCTCGGCAGCCAGCCTGTCGGCCTCCGCCTTCGCCTCAGCCTCGGCTGCCAGCCTGTCGGCTTCCGCCTTGGCCAGCTTGTCGGCCTCCGCCTTGGCGGCCTTCGCCGCCTTGGCCTTGGCCTTCTCGTCGTCGGTCTCGTTCGCCATGCTCGCCCCCGACTACGCGACCGCGTTTTCGATGAAGTAGCCGACGTCCTTGGCCACGATCAGCTCCTTGAGCTTCTCGCCGACGCGGACAATTTCTCCGCCCTCCATGCCGACCATCGGATCGGCGATGCTGCCGGCGATGCGGGTGCCGACATGGGCGGTCATGCCGAAGGTGATCCCTTCCTGGTTCGTCGCGGTCGGGTCGATATAGAGCGCCGCGATGTGCTTGCCCCACACACGCGACAGCGACGCCGTCTGCCCCTTGCGGGCGGTGTTGACGTAGCTCTCGCCGACCAGCACCTGTTTGATCTCCAGGAGGTTGGCCAGTTCCTGCCGGGTGATCATGCCCTTGTTGGTGAGATTGCCGCGCACGGCATTGACCAGATGCGGGTGACTCGACAGCTTGCTCCAGGCCGCCTGGCCAAGCACCAAGGTGTTGGCACGAAACACCAGCGTGCCGTCGATCGCCTGCTTCAAGACCTCGATCGGATCGGAGTTGGTGTAGTCGGAGAGCTGCGAGGTGCCGGACAGCGTGATCTTGCGTCCGGTCGCATAGCTCGCCGCATTGTGAACCAGACCGGCGACGCGGATTTCTCGCGCCAGCATGGTGAGCTTGGTGAGCATCGCGGTCGCGCGCGCTCGCGGATCGTAGTTCGACAGGCCGGCCGCGCGCTGCCGCTCGGCGGTGCGGATGTCGCCGATCGGGATCGGATCATCGAGCGCGTGATCGTCGGTCGAATCGTCTTTTTCGATGCCAGTGAACTCGACCTGGTTCGGACGACTCTTACGCCCGACCAGCGTCTCCGGAACGGTGAAGCCTTGTTCGAGCGGATACTCGGTCCACTTGAACTTCTCGTCGCCGACATCGACGCGCGGCAGCACCTGGTCGGCGATCAGCGTCACCGCGGGGTTGGAGTAGCCGACAGCAATCGCAGTCAGCACGGGATTGACGGGGAACGGGCGATTGGGAGCCATCGGTTGCTAACCTTGCGATTGAGAGTTTTGGCGGATTGCGAACTAACCGGACGCCGGGATGTAGAGCAGGAACGGCGCGACATTGATCGGCGCGATGTCGCCTTCCACCGCCGCGACCTGCACCTGACCGATCACCGAGACAGTGACGGCCTCGGCGCCCGGCGATGGCAGCGCGACGGCGCGACCCTGACTGTCGGAGGTGACGAAGGCGCCGCGGGACAGATTGCCGCCGACGACAACCTCGGCCGGGCCGACCTGCACCACGTCGAGCGGGCCACGCGCGCTGGCGCCGGTCGAGGTCGAGACACCGATCAGCACCCCGGTGCTGGACGCGCCCTCGATCGCCGCCTGCTTGGAGGCGTGGAAGGCGACGATCCGATAGCCGCGGACCGCGGCGTCGGCGACGAAGCTCTTGATGTACTCGGCGGGCATCAGGCGATTCCTCCGGAAACCTTCATCACGGCGTCGGCGAGCGAGAGCGTCAGCCCGGCATCGGCCGCCCTCTTGATCTCGGCGTTGGCCTTGGCGAGCAGATCCTCGTGCTTCGGCACGTCGCCGGTTTCGGCGGCGCGCTCATCGAGGTTCGACGCCTGCAGCGTCGCCGGCGTGACGTCGAGCAGCGCCTGCACTTCCGCCAGACCGGCGGGCGTGGCGCAGAGGGACGCGTACTTGTCGCGCTGCGCCGGCACGATCTTCTTGGCCTTCAGCGCGGCATCGAGCGTCGCCGTCACCTTCGCCTCGTGATCGGCCCTGTCGCGGGTCGCGATCTGCGCTTCCAGCTCGGCGACGCGGCCGGTGGCGGCGGCGAGGTTGGTCAAGGCCTGATCGTGCACCGCCTTGTCGACCTTGCCGGCCGTCAGCGTGGTGATCGCCGACAGGCACGCAGCCTCATCAGCGGTTTCCGCGAGGCCGAGCGCCTTCGCGATGTCCTTCGGCATGGATTGCTCCTGGGTGGTGAGAGAGGCAGAGGCGATCGCCGGCATCGCCAGCCCTGGAGCGGCGACCAGCGAAAACGAATGCAGCCAAACGGCGAGACCGGCTTCGTTGCACAGCACGGTCGGAGAGATGTAGCGCTGCGTCTTCTTGGCGAGCGCGGCACGCCCCGCATCGAGCATGTCGACCAGCGCCCAGGTGCCGTCGTCGCGCGCTTCGAGCTTGGTCGCCCAGCCGACAGCATCGCCATTGTCGCTGGCAGAGCCAGCGCTCTTGGCGATCGCATGATTGATATCCGCCGGCACCTCAACCCCGTCGGTGACGAACCGCGCAACCAGGCGCTCGGGCTCGAACACGAAGCGGCGCCCATCGCGGGCGGTGATCGGACCGCGCGGTGTGATCTTTACCCAGCGCGGCCAGTCGCCATCTGCGGCCAGCGCATCGGCGCTCAGCGTCGCGATGCCGAAGGCGATGCCGGGCTGTTCGATCTGGGGGGTTGCGTTGGTCGGCTTCATGGGTGCATGTCTAGCCGTGCACCCCGGCTGCTCGGGCCGCTGACAGGTGTCAGCTACCCCAGTTCTGGGCCGACCCGGCCCTCCGCCGCGATCTGCACCGAGCCATCCCCGAAAACAGCCGCGTAAAAGCACCTCTTTAAGCCAGGGATGCGGCGGCGGCTTGAGCCGGCGCGATTGTCCGTCCCGAGCGGCGGACGCATGTACGGGCTTCCTAGCGGCTCGTTAGTTTCTCCACCGCGATCCGGCCGTCCTCGCCCTTGCGCAAGGTCAGCGTCCAGCTCTTGCCGCCGATCGCCGCACGGATGCGCCGCAGCCCGTCGCGGGCGCCGGCGAGCAGCCGGCCGGCGTCGATGATCTGCTGCACGATCGCGTAGCGGCCGGCGTCCGCCAGCTTGCCGGCGGCGATGTCGGCGGCCACCAGATCGTTCGCCACCGTGACGATCGGCGTGACGATCTGCGTAGCTGTCTGGCCGTCGCCGAACGCCTCGGCGACGCGCGGCGAGGCGGCGACCGGAAGCTGCAGCGGCTCGTCCATCTTCGCCATCGCTTTCGGCCAGTCGCCGCGCCACAGCTTGGCGATGGTCTGCTGTGCGCGATCGGGACCGGCCTCGGCGAGCGTGTCGGACAGCTGGGTCACCAGCGTCCGGCCGCGCGCCTGGCCGGGATTGGTCTGCCAGCCCGGATCGATGCCGCGCGGCACGCGCGTCACTTCGCCGGTGCGCCTGTTGACGTAGTCCGCTTCGCCGAAGTCCGGCGCGTCCTCCGAATAGCCGTCCTGCGCGAGATAGCGGTCGCGGTCCTCCTGATCGAGCTGCTGCACGCTGCATTCGCAGCCCCAGCCGTTCGGCGGGTAGTGCGTGCCCCACCAGGAATCGTCCACCGGCTTGATGGTGCCGGCCCAGCCGAGATGTTCGGGCCGCTTCCGCTCCGCGGTCGATCGCACGTAGAGCAGATAGGGTCGCGACGCCTTGGTGCGCTGGATGCGATTCCACTGGCCGGCGGCGCGGGCGGTGCGCACGTTGCTCCAGAACGTCGTCTCCAGCCGGCCGGGCCTCGTGAAGTCGACGGTCTTGTCTTTCCATTTGCCGGTCGGGTCCGACACCGTCTTCGGGCCCCACCATCCACGCGGCGTTAAACGGGCCTGCATGTCGGCTTTGAAGGCTTCGAAACCCTGGCCGCCGGCGATCGCCTTGTCGATCGCCTCCTTGAACTCGGAGAGCACGCGGGTCTCGGTGACGCCGGCGACCGTGAAGGCGTGGGCGTGTTCCTGGCCCCACACGTCGAGCCAGGAGAAGCCGGGCTTCAGGTTCTTGTCCCGGAAGTAATCGACGACTTCCGGCGGCGTCTGAAAGCCGCGCTTGGCGGCGGCGAGCCGCGCCAGCAGCTCCGCGGCCTGTTGGCGCGTGAGCCGCATCGTCAGTCCTTCACGTCGCCGAGGCCGCGGGCCTTGGCGGTGAGCCGCGCCAGCGCGTCGGCGAGCTTGCTCCCGTCGACCTCGGCGGCCAGCTCCGGCATCATCGCGAGCAGCTCGTCGAAGCTCGATGCCCGCGCCACCGCCTCGCGCAGCGGCGCCAGCAGCGGGTCGACCAACTCCTCCCAATCGGCCATCGCGTCCGCCACCAGCTCGTCGAGCTCGTCCGCCTCGGCCGCCGGATCGGCCGCGAGCGTGGCGGTGCGTGTGCCGCCGCAGGCCGGGCAGCGGCAATCGCCGGCCGACAGCCGCGCCGCCTTCGGCGTCGGGGCATCGTTGGCGGCGACGACGTCCTGGCCGCTGCGCGGCGGCGTCAGCAGCTCGTCTTTCTCGCCGGGCTCGGAAAGGCCGAACTTGGTGCGGATCTCCGTTTGCGACACGCGCAGGCCGAGCGGCACCAGCTTGGCGACGCCGTCCGCCAGCGACTTCGTGTCTTCGGGTTCTGCGACCGGATACTCGACGCTCGGATAGACCGGCTGCGGTCCGAAGTTCATCGCGACCGCCCAGGCGATGTGGTCGCGGTTGACGGTGTTGGCGAGCTGGCGGCCGTCCGCGCGCTGGATGTCGAGGCGGACCTCGTTGTGCACCTTGGCCTGCGCCATCGACGAGCCGTTGTCGGCCGTCATGGTCTGGCCGACCACCAGCTTCGAGACCTGTTTGTCGAGATAGTCGAGCAGCGAGCCAAACACCGCTTCGCCGCGCTGGCCCTTGGTCTCGACGAATTCCAGCTCCATGCCCTGCGGAATGATCGCGGCGGCATCGGCGGCGATGTCGCGCACCGCCCGAAGCAGCGCCTTCTTGTCCGTTTCGCTGGCGCCGGCATGATAGCGGCCGAGCCGCAGCGGGATGCCGTAGATCTCGGCGAACGCGCTCCAGTCCTTCAGCGCGAAGCTCTGCAGCAGGAACGCCCAGGCGGCGGCGCGCGCGAAGCCGCGGCGGATCGGGATTCCCGCCTTGGTGCGCGGCGCGTGAACCATGAAGGTCGGCTTGGCCAGCGGCTCGCCCTCCAGGCTGCCGTCGACCGCGAGCCGCAGCTCGGTCTGGTTGACGGGATCGAACTGGAAGAACCGCTGGTCGCGCCATTTGTAGGTGACCGGGCGCAGCGCGCCGCGCTCGTATTCCCAGATCGGCTCGATCACCGCATAGCCCTTGGCGATGCCGTCGGTGAGCAGGCCGGTGGCGTCGTGAAAGCCGGGATCATCGACCAGCTCGTGCACGAAATCGGCGATCTTGGTCGACACGCCCTGCGGCACCTTGATGCTCGGCGTCACGCCCTCGATCGCCAGCCGCCGGGTCTGCACTTGGGATGCGTAGTGCAGATAGCGCTCCTCCATCTCCTCGGCCAGCGTCAGGTAATCGCGCGCCGAGCCGTTCGCCGCCTGATGCAGCACATAGGCGAGCCGCTCCGGCGTCAGGCCGGAGGCGACGCGCTCGTGATGCACCGCGCGCACCCCGATCGTGGTCGGCGTCGCGACCTCCTGTGACAGCAGCGACGCGTCGATCGGCTGGCCATCGGGTCCGAGCAATCGAGCCATCTCAGTGCCTCACTTTCCGCAAGCTGGCGCGACCCCAGTCGACGGTGGCGACCGGCGCGCCCGCGGCGGCGACGGCATGCAGCCGGAAGATCAGATAGGCCGTTCCGGTGGGCAGCGCGAAATCCTCGGTGCGGAAGCTGATCGGCCCGGATGCGCCGGTCGGAAAATATCCGGTGCCGTTGTCGACTCCGTCGACCCACTGGCCGAGCACGCCGAAGCTGCTGTTCATGGCCAGCACCGTCAGGCTGATTTCCGATAAAGACCCGCCGGTGATGCTCCACTCGCATTCGACCATGCCCCGCAGCACGTCGCCGGCGGCATATTTGGCATCGTCGACCTGCTGATACAGCATCTGCTGCACGCTGTCGGCGGCGCCGCCGAGCGTCATGCGCGCCCTGGTGAGGTTGGCGCGGCCAGCCACCGCGACCTTGGACATCGTGAGCGTGGTCGACGAGCCGCCCTGCGCGACCCAGCCGTCCGGCGTCTCGCCGGTGACGCCGCCTTGTTCGAACCCGCCGGCGCCGGCCATCAGGCCGTTGACCAGCAGGTTTCCCGAAGGGTTCTTCGCAGCGTCGTAGATATCCCCGATCAGCGTGTGCTGATCGTCCATCGGCGCGGCGAACTGATTGATGATCTGGGCGCCCGCGTAACCGAGCTTCATCGCGCCGGCGACGGAGGGGTGCAGATTGTCCGACAGCATCCCGGATACCGCGAGACCAGTCCCAAAGTCGGCGACCAGCGGGTTGACATTGACGAAGATCGCCCGCGGGTTGAGGCGGCAGTAATCGGCCTGGAACCGTTCCAGCGCGCAGGCCTGCAGCAGCGCCTCGCCGGCGAGCAGATAGGCGCCGGACGCGGCAAGCACCGGATGCACGAGGCAGATCGTCCCGCGTGCGGTCAGGCTGTCGAGGATCTGGCGCTGACCCGCGATCAGGCTGTCGGTCGAGATCGGCACGCCGTCGATGCTGGCGCCGATGGAGTTCCGGATCGTGTCGACGACGCAGACGTCCAGGCCGGCCGCGAGCGCCGCCGGCAGGTGCTCGGCGATGATCTCGTGTTGTTTCAGGCCGCCGGTCGCGAACAGGTTCGACATCGGCAGCTCGACGCGCGAGCCGCAGTAGCGCCGCAGCCACGACATGTAGCCGTTGTTCGTCCAGCCGTTGGTGTGCCGCGCGTTGGCGATGAAGCTGTGCCCGAGCGCGCCGACGCGGAGCACGCCCGACATGCTGCGCACCTGCCGCAGCGCGAGCGTGTCGCTGGCCGGCAGCATCGCCGCGAGCATCTCGGGTGTACGCCCGAACGGGGCGATCCAGCCCCGCCCGTACAGCGCGATCGCATCGCCGGAATGCTGCACCTGCAGCAGCCGGTCGGCGCCGAGCGTATAGGTCTGCCCCGACACCGGCCCGACGATCGGGCCCGGCTTCACCTCGCCGGGCGCGCGCAATGTCACGAGGCTCATGTCTCAGCTCCGTCGTTCCGGTTCACCACAGCGCACGCCCTCCGGAGTTGGTTTCGAACAGTTGGGTGCGGTCGGCTTCCGGCCGCGCCGACTGGTAGCCGTCGTAATCCGGCACGCCGTCGCCGGCGGCGTGGATGCCGAGGAATGCCGCCCAGGTGCGGTCGGCGTGGTCGTCGTCGCGTTCGGCCACGAAGCGCGGTGCGCCGGTGGCGGACGCAATCTTGCGCAGCTTGTGCAGATCCGAGCGCAGCGCCGTGTCGCCTTCGCGGATGCGGACCTTGCGATCCTCGAACGCCTCCTTGCCGGCCGTCGCCAGGATCAGCTTGTTCGGAATCGTGAACAGCACGCCCTCGACGACGCTGCCCCATTTGGCCTGCGCGTCCTCGACCACCTTCTCGCCCATGCCTGTCTGGTCGATGCAGGCGCGGGCGACGCGGTAGCGCGTCATCACGTCGTCGAACGCCGCGTCCATGGCCGCAAAGGTCGCACGCTTCTGCTCGATCCGCTCGCGCTCCCACAGCACGTCGCCGATCTGCTCCCACACCCAGATCACATGCAGGTCGTTGCGCCGGCCGATGTCGCGGCCGACGAAGCACGGCCCGTTGCGATAGCCGGCCGGATCGCCGGCGCGCGAATCCTCGCAAGCCGTGATCAGATCGTAGGACAGCCAGGCGCTGGCTTCGTCGAGCCATTTCAGCAGATACTCCTGGTCCCAGGCGTCGTCGTCGTTGATGCCCGCCTTCAGCTCGTCGATGTCGCGCGGCAGGCCGTCCCTCACGGCGCGGTAGATGTCGACCACGTGGCGGGACCACACCTCGTCCTTGCCCGTCACCAGCTCGTAGAACTTGTTGTCCTTGCCGTTCGGCGTGGACGTGATGCGCAGCTTGTGGCCCGCGGAGATGACAGGGAACAGCGCCTTCCAGATCGCGCGGGAGTCCTTGTGGAAGGCGAACTCGTCCAGGAACACGTTCGCCGAAAAGCCGCGGGCGGTGTCGGGATTGGCCGGCAGCGCGGTGATGCGGCTGCCGTGCGGCAACGTCACTTCCAGCGCCTTGTAGGAGCCGGACTGGCCCTGCCAGTCGAATTCCTGCGATTCGAAGCCGAGCTGATAGGCCTGGCAGTGCCGCTTGATGCCTTCGTCCATCGCCTCCTTGGCCTGCCGCTCGCCGCGCGACAGGATCACCCAGCGCTCGCGCCGGCTCTGCACGGCCGCCTCGAAGCAATCGTCGGTGACCTCCAGGGTCGTGGTGAAGGTCTTGCCGGTCTGCCGCGCGAACATGCCGAGCTTGAAGCGCGATCGGTCGAGAAACCAATCGCGCTGATAGGCGTAGAGCGGGACAGCGGGCGCACTCATGTGGTGATGCCGTAGATGTCTTCCCGGATCTTCTTCAGAAGCGCGGCGCCGTCGATCTGGCCGTCGCTGCCGGCGGCGCCGGCGATCGCCTTCTCGGTCTGCTTCAACGCCTCCGCCTTGGCCTTCTCGGCCGCGCGCTTCTCGATCGCGACGGTGCGGGCGACGTCGTCCTTGCTGGCCTTGCCGAGGTGATCGAGCGCCTTGGCCAGCAGCATCGCTTCCATCGGCTCGAAGGTGACGGATTCGCCGTCCTCGGCCGTTCGGGTGGCGATCTCGAACAGCACGTTGTGCATCAGTTCGATGTTCATCCGTGTCGTCTTGTCCGGGTCGGTCTCGCCCAGCCGGCGGACGACGACCTCGGCCACCTGCCGCGACTTGCGGATCCGCTCGGCGACTTCCTCGGCTTTCTTCAGGTGGCGGCCGAGCGCGGAGCGGGACGGCACCGCGTCCTTGTCCAGCTCGCGCAGCTTGGTGATGATCTCGTCGATCGTGCAGCCCTGATCGCGCAGGCGCCCGATCCAGTCGCGCACCTCCTGCGGCAGCCGGTCGATCGACGAGGGCCGGTTCGCCATGGTGTCAGTCCTTCGGGCTGCAGCGCTTGATCGCGTTGCCGCTGCTGATCATCGTGTAGCCGTCCTCGAAGACGACGCAGATGCTGTTCATCTTTCCCCGCGAGAGGACGCGGCACCGCTGGCCTTTGCGGCCCTGGCGATCCCAGCGATAGACGTAGGGGAAATCCATCGCCTCAGTCCTTCGGGCTTGGCCGCGCCACCATCGGATGCGGCCGGCCGTGCGCCACGTCGCGGCCGAGCTTGGTGAGCGTCGCGATCGTCATCTTGCGCCCGTTCAGCTCGATCTCGCTGCGCGTGACCAGGCGGTGCTGATCGAGCAGCACGATGTCGGCCTCGACCACGTCCGGATAGACGCGGTGGCGCAGCTCCTGGGCGGCCTTGGTCAGCAGCGGCGCCGACAGTTCGTAGTTGTCCTGTTCGGCTAGGAGCCGCAGCAGCACGAGGCGGCGGTCCTTGTCGAACACTTCGGCAAGCGTGTCGCTCATCCGATCTTCTCCCGTTTCTCGTCGAGCATGTGGCCCAGGATCATTTCGAGCGTCCGGTCGATCTTGTTGGCCGTCTTCTCGACGCCCTTAATGGTCTCGACCGAGGCTGCAACCTGCGTCTCGACCCGGCTGATCCGGTCGGAGAGATGCTCCATCTCGGTGCGGCCGGGCAGTTGGCGAACATCGCTTTCCAGCTTCGCCATCCGCTCGCTCGTCTCGCGCTCGCTCTTGACGATGCGCTCGCTGGTCTTTTTCTCGTTGTCGTCGATCTTCTTCGACAGGTCGCTGATCGAGGTGGTGACCGCCTCGATCTGGTCGTCGAAGGTGGCCTTCGTCGGGAACTGGCCGCGCAGGTAGTACATCCCGGCGAGGCCGATCGCCGCGACCGGCACCGACAACACCCACCAGATGTCTTTCGCCAGCGACACCGCCTCCGCCCAGCTCATTCCCATTACCGCCCCCTGTGCGAGCGGCTCCACCGCTCGCGGCCTTCCTGACAGTCGATGCACCGGGTCGCCGAGGGCATCGCCTTGCGGCGGGCTTCGTCGATCGGCTCGCCGCACACCACGCAATGCGTGGCGCCGCGGCCTTTGATCCGCCCGGCCGCGCGGGCGATGCAATCGTCGCGCTCGCGCTGTTCGAGCGCCTGCGCCTCGTCGAGCTGATCGGTCACGGCTGCGGCCCGATCGCCTCGACGGCCGCGGCGCGGCGGCCTTCGCAGGAGCGCAGCGCCGAGCGGTCACGGTCCCAATTGTCCCAGGTCTCGCTCTCGGTGAGGTCGCGATCGGGCAGCCGCACGGGCGGATCGCAGGGCTGCGCCGCGCTCGGCGGCACGGTCGGCTGCGTCATCGACAAGAGCACGGTCGGCTCGTCACCGGGCTTGGTTGAGCAGCCGGACACGAGCGCGGCCGAGACACCGACGATCGCCATCACTGAGCGCCGCATTCTGTTTCTCCAGCTCTTTTCGGGCGTCTTCACTGGCCTTTTCAGAGGCCTTAATCCGGCCTTCCGCATCCATCGCGGCGCGGGCCTGTTCGGCTTCGGCGCGCGCCACCTTGGCGCTCGCCTCGGCGATCTGGCTGCGCCAGTGCGCGTCGCGCTCGGCCTTGGCGGTGGCGGCGGCATCATCGACCATGCCGCGGATCGTGGCCGCGGCGCGCCAGGCGCCGAGGCCGCCGATCGCCACCAGGGCGGCGAGCGCCAAAGCAATCAGCGCGGCCTTACCGATCGGCCGCGCGGCGAATCCTGCGAGGGCGGCGAGCGAGATCACGACACGCCCCCAGCCATGCCGACGCCGATCAGCACGAAGGCGGCCGCCGACCACGCCCACAGCTCCGGCGTCATCACCGCGGCGACGCGATCGGCGAAGCCGAAATCGGCCCCATAGGTTTCGTGCACCCATCGGGCGCGCATCGCGATGATGATCGCCAGGATCACCGCAGCGATGATCCCGGCGAACGCCATGATCAGAGGAAACACATCCATCATCCCCTCCCGTCAGGTCAGCCGGCCGACGCGATAGGCGTCGACCGTCTCGGCCTCGGCGCGGCGCGCGGACCACCAGATGCCGGCGGCGATGCCGACGATCGCCAGCGCCCACAGCCAGCCGGGCACGGCGGACAGCCAGCCGATGATCGGCGCCAGCTCGCTCATCACGCTGGAGACGTTGGCGGCGATGCCCTGCAGCACGGCCAGCGCAGCCGAGGGCGCGCCGAGCAGCCACGCCAGCAGCTTGGAGCGGCCGGCCTGCCGCACCGCCGGCACGCTCTTGCGCAACTCCTTCGGGGTGGCGCGGGCGCGCGTCTCGCCGATCTCGCGCGGGCTGGCATCGGCCAGCGCCCGCAGCGTGGCGTCGTCGAGATCGGTGGTCGGCGGCAGGCCGTTGTGACGCTTGAAGGTCACCAGCGCGTCTTCGGTGCGGCCGGCGAAGTCGCCGTCGATATTACCGACCTCGTAGTAGCCGAGCGCACGCAGCCGCTGCTGGACGAACTCGACCAGCGGTTTCGGCAGCGCCGGCTTGTCGGCCGGCTCGTCCTTCGGGAACGGATCGGCGTAGAGGCCGTCGGTGTTGCCGTCGTCGGCGGCGGTCGACACCGGCCAGTCCGGCTTCAACTCCGAGCCGGGACGCGGCGGCAGGACACTGGTCTCGCTCGATGAACCGGGCTGCAGCTCATCACCGTACTCGTCGTCGAGATCGGCGAAGCGCGCGACCTTGGTGATCGCGAACACTCGCCGCCGCACCGCGTCGAGCGGGAACAGCGGGTTGGTGTCGACCTTGCGGGTCGGCGCGATCATCCAATGGGTGACGATCTCGGTGATGGTCGGATAGGCCGCCACCAGCGCGCGGCACAGTTCGACCACGGCGTCGATCTGCTCCGGCGAGTGCTCCAGCCAGAGCCCGTCGTTCGTCGCCATCGGTTTGCCGTCCTCGGTGCGCGCCGGAAACCGGCCGCGGCGGACGACGAGCGACGGATCGTTCTTGGTGTGGATAGTGACGCCGCCCTTGTAGACGCCGCCGCCGAGGTCGACCAGCGGTCCACCCGGATTGGCGATCTCGATGCCGACCGACCAGCCGTTGAGGTTCTCGCGGCCCTGCCATTCGCTGATGCCGGCGTGCCAGGTCTTGACGTTCATGGAGGCGAGCTGAGTGATCGTGCCGTCGCGGCCGATCACCACATGCGCGCTGGAATTCTGCGAGGCGCCTTTGCCGCCCTTCAGCCAGGCGATCGAGCCGCGCCCCGACAGATCGCCTGCGGTGTCGTGCAGCACGATGACCTTGGGAACGATCGGGCCGCCGATGTTCTTGGTCTGCTGGAAGCCTACGGCCTTGCCGTCGCGATAGATGCGGTGGGTCTTGATCTCGATCGGCACGGCGGCCTCCATCGCGTGATGACGCGGAAGACCGTAGCTGTGCTGACTGATCGGAGTTCGGCTGACAGGTGTCAGCTCAGGCAGAGAGGCGCCGTGAGCGCAGCGGCAACCTAGAACAGCTCGCCTTGCTTGTCACCACGCTCGCGGATGCGCTTCTTGGTGCGGTAGGCGGTCCGCTCGGTCATGCCGGCGGCGCGGGCGGCGTCGGCTGCCGAGCCGCCTTCGCGCAGCACCTTCGCCATCCGCCGGCGGGCGCCGGCGATCGCGCCGGTGGGCCCGCGCGGGATCAGCACATAGGCGCCGCCGAATCCATCGCCGCCGGTGCCCTGGCGGAAGTGGGCGCAGAGCTTCTCGGCCGCCTCGCGGCCGACGCAGGTCGTGAGCCAGTGGTCGCCCTCCGGCAGGAAGGCCGGAAACGACATCCGCGTGCCGCCGTGCTCCTCTGCGATCTGCAGCGCCGCGTCGAGGCCGGCGGCCTCGGCGATTTCGGCCAGAACCTCGGGCAGCCAGGCGTAGCTCACCGATGCCGCTCCTCGTGCACGGTGGCGACGGTGCCGTTGCGGACGATGTAGGCGAAGCCGTCGACGACGATGGTGTATTCCTTGGCGCCGAGGTGATCGGCCATCGCGGTCGCCCGCGCGATCGAGGCCGCCACGGCGCCGCGCAGCGCCTCGACGTCGATCCCGCCGGCGCGCTCCAGGAAGCGCAGCAGCGCGTGATCGGACACGCGGACGTCAGCGAGCTTGGTCACAACCCCTCAGCGCCTTGCATGGCGCGCCTCCTGTTGCTGTTTTTCGAACTCTTTGCGCACCGCTGCGGCGAAGCCTTCGCCGTAGGTTTCGGCCAGCTTCTCGAAGTGCGCCTCGCGGCTGACATCGGCGAGGTTGTGAAGCCACTTCAACTGCTCTGCGAGCTTGGCTGTGGTCGACTTGGCCATCGCTTAGTACCTCGTCGCCCAATCGGCCTGAGCGACCCGCAGGCGGGCCCCGAGTTCGGCGATGATCTTGTCGAGATCAGCTGCGGTGTCGGCCCAGCAGCGCGTAATGTCGGCTGGTGCACCAAAGATCGAGAGGCGATTCCGCTGCGCTTCGATCACCGCGCGGCGCACGGCGAGCGGATCTTCACCGGCGGGCCACTGCACGCCGCCCTCGCGCGAGATCCAGAGCTTCAGCGCCTCGACGGCCTTGCGGGCGTCAGCCGCGGCGCGGAGCCAGCGGGTGCGCTCGATGCCGGTCTGCCGCTCGACGAAGGCGAGCATCGCCTTGTCGGTGCGATTGTGCACCACGCCGAGGTGCCAGCCGCTGATCCACAGCGCGCGCAGCTTCTTGCCGTAGGGCCCGTCGATATCGGACGCCTTTGAAAGGCTCTTCAAATGGTCGATCACCGCGCTGCCCTCGACGGCGGTCAGCTCCCGCGCCGAGCGCTTGCCGGTGATCCGCTCGATCGCATCGCGCCGGCAGTCCTCGTCGAGCCCGGCCTGCTTGGCGAGCACGTGGATCATCGCGATCTGCGGTGCGGTGACGTCGGCTGCGGCGGCTGATGCTGCTTTCATTGCTGGGCTCCGATCAGTTGGGGAGTGCAGGGCTTCGCGAGCCGATAATCGGAAGGCAAGGTGAACTGCGCTTTGCAGCCGTAGGGAATGACGATGGTCGGAAACGTCGGTGTCTCGCCGCGGGCCGGCCACGTCGGAAGCGTCCAGACGAACCACGCATAGGCGGTCGCCGACCTGGCTTTGGGGTCCCAGACATATCGAACCATCGCGAGCCGCTCGGCGAAGATGCCCATGCAATACGGTTCGAACCGACTGAAAAGATTGTAGCGTTCCTCCGACTCCAACCACTGCAATCGCAGAAGCAGCGCAACGCCCCGGCTTGCTTCTTCCAGCGCCCTGATCGCGAAGCTGTGCGCGAGCTTGAAGGGCGGGTTAGCAATGATCCAGTCAGGCTTGAACGGGCACTGAGCCAAATCGCCGAGGCCGAGGCCATCGACACCGACGAACGACCCGACCGCGCCGTACCCGTGCGGATAAACGTCGGATGCATAGACCCTTCCGAACACCTCCTTCAGCGGCTCTGCCATATGGCCTTCTCCGCAGCACGGGTCCCAGCAGGTGAGATGTCGACCGATCTGCGGATCGATCCGCATCACGTAGCGTAGGCCTGAGCGCGTGCCCCATGGCGGCGTCGGCATGAAGTCGAGGTCGGCCCGCGGGTCGGCCTCGATCTGCTCGGCAGTGATCGCCTGCCGCTGCGCCATCACGGCGCTGGAGCCGCGGGGCTTTTTCATGACGCCATCTCGCAGCCTGCGGCGAGCGCACGGGCGGCTTCCAGCTTGATCGCGGCGGCGTGTTCCTGCCGCAGGAAGTACCCGACGCTCCAGTGCGACTCGATCCGGCCGAAGCCGAGCGCGAGCAGCTTTTTGCGCAGGAAACAGACATGCATCGTCAACGTGTTCGGCAGGATGTCGCCGCCCGCGAGGCCGCACGCGGCGATCTTGATCCGCTCGTGCGAGGCCGCGAGCGGTGCGCTGTCGACCAGCGCCGCGAGCATCCGGTCTTGTGCCGGCGACAGCTTCCATTGCGTCGGGAAGCGCCGCCGCTGCGGCAGCAGCTTGCGGCGCAGCTCGACGATCGTCTCCTGCATCGTCTCGATCTGGCGATACGCCTCGGCAAGCTTGGCCTCGTGATAGGCCTTCGACACCATCTCGCTCATTGCCGTTCGCAGCTCCCCTCGATCTGGACCATGGTCGGGCGTTGCAGGTCGATGAACAGCGCCCCGTGCTGCTGGCGGCGGCGCAGCAGCTCGGTGGCGGCCTCGGCGATCCGCTCGTCCTCGCAGACGATGCTGATCAGCACGGTGTGGCCGACACGGTCGACCGAGGTGGTGGTTTTGATGCCATAGGTCCGCATCGCTACTCTCCCGCGTCCGGCTGCTGCTCGGCGATGCGGGCGGCGTCGACCGCGGCGTCGCAGTCGATGCCGTTGAGCACGATGTTGTCGGGCGTTTTTCCGACGAACACGCCGCCCATGTAGATCGTCTCGACGTCGCGCTCGCGCAGCCAGCGATAGCGCTCCGCATCGCGATGCAGGGCCTGCAGCGCGGGGCCTTCCACCTTGTCGTCCGGGTTCTGGCTCATCGTCCTGTGCCTTTTTTGAGGATCGCCAGCGTCAGCGCCGCGATCTGGTGAACTAACTGCCGCTGGCGCTTGGAATGGACACCGCGGCGAACTTGGGCAATCAGGGCGCGTCGCTCGGCTTCGAGCGCATCAAGCGGCGCGGGAGTTGTCGGCGGCGGATCGTCGTCGCGCTCGGGAGGCAACGATCGGTCCGCCCAGGGCATCGCGTCAGCCCCTCAAATCGAGGGCTGATCGACCGATCGGGGGATCACCCATCACTTCGCCGGTGAGGTCGCGGTAGGATGCGACGACACCCTTCGGGAGCGGCGGCTGCATATTCCGCGGCTCGCGATACTCCTGACGACTGACAGCGCCATGCCGGCCCCGATAGCGCCGCATGTATTCGCGCATGTAGTCGTTATAGGCGTCTCGCGACGACCATTTCGAACAGTTCGACCGAGGGCGCCCCATCGCTAGCTCCTAATCGGCATCGGCGTCGTGCTCATTGCGCGCATTGCAGCTTCGCGATCAGGTGCGAGCCGGAAATCAGCACAACCAGTAACCCGCCCACGCGCACGTAGAACGACTCCAGCCGGGTCTTGCTGTCGTCACCCAACACCGCAACCCCAACGCCCAGCGCGAAGAACGCGAGTGCCAGCATGTCAGCCTCCTACGCCGCCGCCAGATCGATGGTGATCGGCTCCCAGCGCGCCGCGAGGTTCGCGCGGCGATAGAAGCGGACGTATTGCTTCGACCCGACGACGCGGATCGCATCGCCGAGCGCCGCCATGGCGTGGCGCCAGTTGTCGTCGTCGATCTCCAGCCGGCGTAGATGAAACAGCGCGGCGCGGTTGATCTGGCCTTCCTTGTCGACCTGGAAGGCGTGCTCGACGAGGGCGCGGATCTCGGTGCGGGCGCCGTCCGACCACGACGTGATGCAGGCATCCACCAGCGACTTGGCGACCTGCAGCTCGGGCCCGAAGGCGAGCTGATCGGCGACCTGCACGACGACGCGGAACAGGCCGTCGTAGCTCGCCAACGTGACGTTGCCCTTCTTGCCGCCGACCTTGGCGCCGTATTGCTCGGCGAGCAGCTCGGCGAAGCTGGTGACGTCGTCGAAGGTGTGGCCGCGGAAGCGGCTGATCTGGTCGGACAGGCTCTGCGCGTAGCCGACGATTTTGCGCACCGTCTGATCTTCGAGCAGGTGCTGCGGCTTGATCAGGTCGAGCGGCACCAGCCGGCCGGAGCTGTCGTGCATGAAGGTCTTGTCGCCGATCACGACGGTGCCGTCATCGATCTTCGGCTGGTGAGCGGCGAGCGGTTGCTCGACAGGCCGCCCCTGCGGGTCGAGTAGTTGCGTCTCAGGCATTGTTGGCTCCTTCGGTTTCAGTCGTCTGCTCAGCTTCGTCGGCTTCGACCAGCTTCCTGGCGCAGAACGGGCAGTAGCTCGGGGTGACGAGCATCGGCCCGCCTTTGCCGCGGGGATTGATCTTCTCGGTGCGGATGAGCAGCCTAACGAACAGCTGCGTTCCGACGCGAGAGAAGGTGGTCGACAGCTTGGTGTTGTGCTGCCGTAGGTCTTCGTTGACGATCGAGATGCAGTCACAGAGCATGGTCAGCTCCTTGCGGTGAGTTCGTTTCGACGTAGCCGAGCGCTGCCAGCGACTCGGCAACGGAGGTGATGCGAGAGGTGAGCGGCCCGCGCAGGTCCAGCGCCGACGCGGGTTGGTCGACCAGCAGATCGAGATCGGCCAGCAGCTTGAAGGCGTCGGCCGCGAGCTCTTCGAGCGCAACGAGGCGCGCCGCCATGGAGATGATCTCCCAGGTCGAGACGCGATTGGCCTGAGATGGGTACTCGCAGATCCGTGCGGCGATCGTCACCGGCTCGTCGTCACGCAGCAGCTCGGCCAGCTTGGTGGCGGCGATGGTTTCGACGGCCATTTTTGCGGCCGTGTAAGCGAGCTTGAAATCGTCGTCGCTGGCCAGCATCTCGCGAGCCCGCTCGACGGCATGAATGATCGTCGTGTGATCGCGGCCGGCGAGCACCCGGCCGATCTGCGGATAGGTGCGGCCGGTCAGCTCGCGCGCCAAAAGGCAAGCCGCTGCGCGCGCATGATACACCTTTCCGTCCCGCCGCCGGGCCCGCATATCCTGCACGCTGACGCCGAAGCTGTCGGCGACCGCGAAGATGATCAGGCGCACCGAGATGTGGCGGTGGGCGACCGCGACGATCGTCATGACTTCCCCCCGATGCGCGAGTGCGGGCAGCCTGCGCGGCAGGAGCGATAGATGCGGGCGCGCACCGAGGAAGATGTCGAGAAGCCGACCTTCTGCTCGTCGATGCAGCGGTCGCGGGCGATGTCGCCCAGCACCGGGCAATCCACCATCTCGCCCATCAGCGCGCCGCGCACGCGGGCTTCGACATTGTCGAGCCGGCCTTTGTACTTGTTGGCGAGCACGCTCGACACCACCGGGCCGGAGTAACCGATCCGATCGGCGGCTGCGACGCTGGTGGTCTGGCTGGCTTCGCGCGCCAGGGCTTCCACCCAGGCTGGCATGTCGTCGCCCCAGGACTCCCTGGCGACGTCGAGCGGATCGCGCTTGACGGGCTGGCTCATCGGACCTCCTCGGTGTTCTCGGCCAGCGACGGCTCGCCGACGACGACGCGGCGGTTCGGGTCGAAGACGAAGTGCGTGCGCAGCACCTGCGGCGCCAGCGGGCCGGTGTTCGCGCTCGGCTTCAGCCGCCACACCGCAGGGCTCGCATTGACGCGCCCCTTCTTGCAGGGCTGCAGCATCTGCAGCAGGCCGGCGTCGGCCAGTCGGTGCAGATAGGTCTTGGCGCTGATCTCGGTGATGATCAGCTCGTCGGTCGAGGCGACACGGACGAGGTCGCGATAGCTGAAACCCTGGCGCAGGCTGCGCATCGCGCGCCACATCTGCTGCTGCCCGGATGGCGGCGCCTTGCTGCCATCGCGCCGCAGCCGCGGGGCCGCGCTCTCGTTGATCACGACACGATAGATGTTCATCGGTGTGCCGCCCTTTACCGGGCGGGTGCCGACGAGCTCGACATAGCCGCCGGCGCGCAGCCGGTGGACGAACTCGACCAGCGTGTCGACGTTGGCGTTGGCGGTTTCGCCGTCGATGTCGGCGATGCTCCACGGTCCCTTTTTGTCGAGGGCGCGGATGATCTGCCAGATCGCCTCCTGGCCGGTGGAAACCGGCACGTCCAGGCGCGACACGATCAGGGTGGAGACCGGAGCCATGATCATGCGCTCCGACGCCGGGCGGCGGTGATGTAGCGCGCGCTCGGCGGCTTGTTGGTGTTGAACTTGGTGCCGCCCCAGGCTGCGAGATCGACGGTCTTCAGCCCCTTGTTGCGGGCGACCTTCATCGCCTCGTCCAAATTGGTGCAGATGCGGCGGGCGCGGCCGTCCGACTGGCGCGCGATCTCCGCCAGCAGGTCCGGCGCGATCGTCACGCCGCGATACAGCGCCGCCGCGAGCGCCGCGACGTCCTCCTGGTCGCACGGCTCGGCGCCGGTCCAGTCGAGCACGCGGTTGTGGAAGCGCTCGTGCACCGCCAGCTTTTCCGGCAGCATCTCTTCGCCGATCAGGATCACCGGGCAGCCGGCGACGTCGCCGATCTCGCGGATCACTTCCAGCATGCCGCCCTTGCGCAGCAACTTGTCGGCTTCGTCGATGATCAGCGGGCGGCGCGGATCATCGCCGAGCGCGGCCTTCACCTGATCGGCGAGGTCGGAGATCGTGCCCTTGGGCTGGATGCGTAGTTCGAACAGCAGCTCCTGCAGCAGCTTCTTGATCGACCACGTCTCGCCGACTTCGACCCGCACCGCGTTGGTCTTGTTCTGCGCATAGATGCTCGCCTCGGTCTTGCCGAAGCCGCTGGGGCCGTAGAACACGCCGAAGCTCGGCAGGTGCGGTTCGCGGCTTTGCAGGCGCAGCGTCAGCGTCATGAACGACGCGACGTTCTTCAGCGGAACCTGCCCACCCTTGACGGCATTGGTAGTTGCGGTCATCTTATGCTCCTTCGTAAGTTGATTGTTGACCCGTCGCGTCGGTCCAGGACGCGGCGGGTTTTTCCGTTTCCATCGGGTCGCCGAACATCAGCGCACGAGCCTGATAGTCCGGTCCTTCGCGATAGCCGCCGAGCCACATCAGCTCTTCGGGCTCCACAGCTTGGCCGACTCGCAGCCGCCGGATCACGTCGAGCGCGCGCTGCCAGAGCTGATGCGGCGTCTCTTCGGTGCGCAGCGGCACCACGGTCTCGTCGGCGATCAGCTTCGCCTGCATCGCCAGCACATCGGCTGCCGGTGCCGGCGCTTCCTTCGGCACCATGGCGTCGAGCGCGGCGGCGATCGCCGGGGTCGAATGCGTTTCTTCGCGCTTGGGCAGCGCGATCACGTTCGGCATATCGCGGCGCCCGACCTCGAGCACGCGATCGAGCAGCGCCGGGCCCTTGGTGAGCTTCTTGATCTCTTTCCTGATCGGGCGCGTCTTTTCCTCGTAGTACTGCGCCGTGAAATCCTTCTTGGCTCGCTGCAGCTCGGCCGGGTCGACGCCGGCCAGCTCCGGGCAGATGCCGTCGCCGACATAGGCGCCGCTGTCGGCATCGAACGCGATGATGCGGCCGGCATCGTTCGGGTCATGGCGGACCAGCACGCGGTCGCCGGGGAACGCTTCGTTGATGACGTAGTGGAAGTGATCGACCCGAATGCCGAACTTGGTGACGGTTCGAATGCCACCGCCTTCGGCGACCGGCATCAGCAGCAGGTCGAGCGCGCGAGGATCGACAGTCTTGATCGGCGCCCGCGAGGCAGCAGCAGCCAGCATCGGCGAGGTGCCGAGAGCCGAGTGCGTCCGCTGCTCGTAAAGGGTGTCGGTCCATTGATCCACATAGACCTGGAGCTGGGCGCCGGTGAGCGAAACGCCGAACGTTTCAGCGGTCTGTTCGCCGAGCCGATTGGCGAAGCTCTTGCGGTCCTCGATCCGCTTCCGATCGGCGACGTTGTGACCGATGAAGCCCGGCAACAGGGTGGCGCAGTCGTGCTGGAAGGTCTTGATGACGCGCTCGACGTGGCCCTTCTGCTGCGGCGAGTACGGATCGGACAGCTCGACCTGGATTCCGAGCGAAGCGAACAGGCGCTTGGTGTCGTTGGCGACGAAGTCGGAGCCGTTGTCGGTCTTGACGGTCTCCGGCACGCCCCAAGCAAGGATCGCTTTGCGCATCAGCAGCGCGACGGCCGAGGCCCGCGGGGTGCGCGAGACGTAGAACTTCGTGCGGCGCGTCGCGATGTCGATGCAGGCATAGATCGAGTGGCGACCGTCGATGCACAGCGCATCGACCGGCGAGGCGTCGATCATCCACAGCGTGTTCGGATCGCTGACCCACCGATAGGTGCCGACGCCGGAGGGCGCCATGGTCGAGCGATAGCGATCGGGGTTCGACAGCTTGGTGAGCGCGACGCGTTCTTCGTCCTTCAGCTTGGCGACGTAGTGCTGGAGCGTACGGACCGGCGGCACTTCGACCACTTCGCCGCTCGGCATCACCAATTGGTCGCCGAACTCGGAGCGGATCAGCGCGCGAAGGTGCTGGGCCGACAGATGCGGGTTGTGAGCGATCAGCGCCAGCAGATAGGTGCGGACTTTGCCGTCGCAGGCGATGTCGAGCACACCCTTGCCCTTGCGGGCCTTAGCACGGTCGACAGCGAGGTTGTTCGAACGACCCTCGCGCTTGGCCTTGACCCAGCGGGCCAGCGATCGGGGCGACAGATGCGGAATGATCTCGCGGATCCAGGCGTCGATGATCAGCGTGCCGCCGTTGTAGGCGTCCACGAAGATCTTCGAGCGCGATGCATTGCCGAGCCGCTGGCCGCGGCCGAAAGCGGCGAAGGCGGCAACGATGGCGAGGCGCGCATCACGCTCCTTGGCGGCGCGCTCACTGAGGTTTTCGGCCGGCTGCGCCGCAGTTGGCGCTTCGACGGGCTGCGGCGCCAGAACGGCGCGATGCCGACGCTCAAATTCGACGCGCGCCGAAGGCGGCAGCAGCGAAATGTTGTATTCGAGACCGCCACCGCGGCCGGAGCGGCGCCGGACATAGGCGAGGCTGTCGTTCCAGCCTTCGCGGCCAGCAAAGCGGATCAGCGCGCTCTCGGTGGCCGGCAATCCAGGTAGTTGCGCCTCGGCCAGCTCGCGCGCGGTGCACCACTCCTTCATCGCGACGCCCTCCATTGGGCATCGGCAGCCTGTTCTTCGCGCTCCAGCTTTTCCTTCAACTCTCGGGCGCGCTCGCGCTTGAGCAGCGCTTCGTACTTCGCCGGCACCGCGATCAATCCGAGGTCGCCCAGCAGCGCGTTGATCAGCCGTTCGTCGCCAGTTGCGGCAACGAGGGCCGCGAGCCGATGCGCGGGAATGGCGTGCGGCTTCTCCGGAGAGGCGTAAGCGTCGAGCGTCGCCTTCGAGATCGTTTCGCCGAGTTGTTCGGACATCGCCGCAGCAATCTCGTCACGCTTGAAACCGTCGAGCGCCGCTGAGATCGCCCGCGCCAACCGCCGCGCCGCGCTCCATGCCTTGATCTCCTCGTCGTCGAACCGGCGCACGACTGGCGTCGGTTCGTACTCGCGGAACAAATCGATCGTGGCGGTGTCGCGGCGGCGCGGGGCCATGGCTTAAGCCTTCTTGCTCTGCATCCAGGCTTTGATGGCGTCGGCATGCGCTTCGAAAAACGCGTACTGCTCGGCCGCTTTGAGCTTCGAAAAGGTGTTGGAGACCTTCTCCCAGGCCGGCGCGCGGTCCGGCGGGGGCGTTTTGTCGATCGCTGCGACCGCATCGGCGACGCTGGTGATGCCACTCTCAGCATCGAGCAGGTGCGCGGCGATCCTGCGCTGCCGCGCCGTGCTTTCGCGGGCGAGTGCCAGCAGCTCACCCTGATTGTCGGCGATCGGATGCAGCGTCAGCTCGCGCCGCACCGCTTCGTCGATGGTAGCAATCTCGACCGCAAAGTAGATGGACCTCTCAGAGATGTTGAGGACGCTCGCGGCAGCGCTCGAAAAACGCTCAGCGAAAATCTTTGCAGCGTCTTGCAATGTTTCTTTCGAGCTTGGGCGACCTCGCTTCGGAAGCGGGTTTGCGGCCTCGTAGAGCCTTTTCCACTCGGCCAGCGCGACAGCCCGATCGAGCACCGTCAGCTCGAAGCGAACCATGTTCTCCTTGATCTCGCGGAGCCGGCATGCGGCGGCGTCCGCATAAGCAGAGGCATCCTTCACGTCGGCTTCGATTTCGATCCGACCTACCTGCCGGTGCGCAAGAAGGCGGTGCGCGCCGGCAATCAGGCGATGCCCCGTCTCTGTTGCGACAACCTCGATCGGAGGCAGGTTCTCGCCTGCTGTGAGCTCTTCGGCGAGCACAGCCACCCACTCTGGCCGTGTCTCGCGCAGGCGCCCGGAGGCGTCGATGGTGTCGATGGGGATGGTTTTGATGGTCATTTCAGCCGGCTTCAAAGGGGTTGAAAAGCGGCGGATGCGGGCTTCGAGACCCACATCCGCCGTCAGTCACGGGAGGAAACGCGAGGAGCCCTCGCAGCCCACCACTTGGCGCAGGTGGCGCGCTTCGCCGGGCTCGGACGCAGCACCGGTCGATCCGGACAGAACTGAAGGAGACGCGTAGCGCGCGAGTTGAGCCTCGCGGGCCGCTATCGGTAGGCCGCGGCTCGCCTGCCACATCGCCAGCAACGCCGCGTCGCGATCTTCTGGCGGCAGCGGCGGGACCCGCACCGGCGGGATGTCAAAGCAGCGGTTCGGGATTGGCAGATCGGGGGTCATTTCGCCGTCCCCCCAGCCAACTGCGTCATGTCGTTTGGACTAGCGACGCATGCCCGCACGTGATTACGATTACGGCGAGAGATCGGTACGGAGGACCGATAGCGATCAGGCCACAATGCCGAAGGGTCGATGCCGAGAGCCTCAGCAATGGCCGCTTCGCCGCGCCAGTTGCGCCGTCTTAGCGCGACCTTGCATGCACTCTCTTCGAGACCGGCTTTTCGGGCGATGCCGACAAGGGTGAGTCCCTTGCGGTGCACCGCTGCCTTGATCGCGTGTCGATCCCACCGTCGCCGCATAACCCACCACCTCGTGAAGTCGGCCGTCCCGCCGACTTTTTGGGGCCCGTAAATCACTTTGGTGACAAAACTAGACAAATATGTCCGTTCGTCAAGACAAATCTGTCCCGCGCCAGCGGCGTGAGAAGGCTACTGAGGTCCGGATTGGAGAGTTCGGGATCGACAAGGCCCGCTATCTCGACATGCGGGCAGCAGCGATGAGCAGGAAGCTGCCAAACAGCTGCGATCTGTCCTTGCAGGAAAGGCTTGTCTTCGCGTGGCTTGTCTTAATTTTTGAACACGAAGACAATGAGATAGAGGAGCTGATCGGACGTTCGATCAAGCAATTCTGGCGCTACGTAGAAGGGCAGGATGTGCCGCTCAAAATCCTGCTTAGAATTTGCGAAGTAACCGACATTCCTGAGAGCTATTTGGTGCTTGGGCAGCACCCGGACGCGGACAAATTTGTCCAGAAAGAGGGTCAGGAAACCGTCTTTGTCCGCCTTTTGGCTTTTCAGGCTTCGGCTGGCAGTGGCGCTTCAATACGGGACGATGAGGAACGTACCGTTCCATTTGCCAACGAATCACTGGAGCGCGCGGGTGTGCGACCGCAGAATGCCCGCCTTCTTTACGCCGCTGGCGATTCGATGCGGCCGACGATCGAGGACGGCGAGCCACTGCTGGTCGATGTCGGCGACACCGACATCATCGACGGTCGGATTTACGTCTTCTCGATCGGCGATCAGGTGCTCGTGAAGCGGCTCCGGCGGCTCGGTAGCCGCCTACTTATGCGGGCAGACAACCGCGACCTCTACCCGGACGAGGAGGAAGTGCCTATGATCGAACCGGTCCGTGTCATCGGCCGCGTCAAATGGGTCGGCCGGAGCTTGTAAGGGGCGTCAACATGGCTTTTTGGCAGCGTGCAGCCGTTTTTGTGGTCGTCGGCCTGCTGGCAACAGGCGGTGAGGCTGGCGCGCAGCAATGGACCGCCGAAGCCATGAAGGGGGTCGACGATGTGCTTCAAGGGCGCGTCCGAGCCGAGCCGGAAGTAAATAAGGCCGAACTAGCGCAGCCGGTGATCGTTGCGGCGCAGTTCGATTTCAAAGCCGCAGTCGCCGAAATCCGAGCGGCGGAGAGGCTGGTTCTCGCTGCATTGGAGACTGGTGATTCCACCGAGCTGAGGTCGGTCGAGAGCAAGCTGATCCGACTGGAATTTCTCGTTCTGGAGGCGAAGCCGGGTGACAACCGCGCTTCCTGCGGCCTTGCGGCCGGCGATCTCGCTGCGGTCGGATCATCGTTCCGTAAGGTGGCGGAGCGAGACGAGCCGGCCCGACACCTGGTCGCAGCCAAGACGATCGAAGGGGCATATCGCCGCCATCTCGCCGAATGCGAGCGGGCGCTGCGCGTCGCCGAAGGCCGCACGCGGCGGTGA